GGTTTCTTGTCGGTCTCTTTGGCATCCTTCGCCATGATGAGGCCGAATCCAGCGGTAGCCGCAGCAATGGTCGACGCGATATCAACAGATGTCGCAGGATCGCCGTCGAACATGGCTTTCAGCGCACCGCCGATGGCGACGAGAATTGCGCCGATACCGGCCAGCGTGGTCTTGGTGTTTTTCATCTTTTGAAGAATAGTTTGTAGGCTCCGTAGAGCGCACAGATCAAGCCGATCACAGCAGTTGATAAACGCACCCAATCTGTCAGCACCGGAATGAACGAGGCAGCAGTAACCCCGGCAGCGGCGGTGAGCGAAACAATCGGGCTGTTATTTCCAGAGTGATTGGTTGAGTCCATGATTTACTCGGGCTTGTTCGCAGCGTTTACGATCTTGTCCACGATAGGCAGAGCAACCTTGGCGTTCTGGATACCACCGGCTTTCACCGAGATATCAATGAGTTGCAGCAGTTGCTGAATCTCCTCCTGAGTCAGTTCAATGGTAATCATTCGGCAGCAGGAATAGCAGCAACCACCGGCTCGCTCAAGGTCGTCTCGACGACAGGAGCGATGATCGGAGCGGCAATAGTGGACCCATCGACCACGGCATCGCCCCACGGCAGCGGAGGAGTGATGATCGGAGGATTGATCTGGTCAGCAATCTGCTGCGTGACGTTGGCTTCGATGGCGGTCTTGTCCACGCCGTTCTCGTAGCACCAGCCGAGAACCTGATCCTGCGTGAGGTCAGGATACGGCGTGAAGTTCTCCGAAGGAGGCGCGAACGACGCGCTGCCGTAGCAGGTGCCGCTGTACTGATCCTGCGAGCCGTTGCACCTCCAGTCGGCGGTGATGACGACATCGGTGAGCGAGCCTTCGGTCGGCTTAACGAGAAGGCGTTCGATGATCCAGTTGAGAGTAATCATGGGATTAGGCGAGGGTGATGTTGGCAACACGGGTCACACCGTCAGAACCGCGATAGCTGAAGCGAAGGTTGGTGTTGCTGGTAGCGTTGACGGTGAGTTGGCCGTTGACGGTGAGAGTCGGAGGAGTCGCAGCGGGGCTCCAAATCAGATTTCCAGCGGTGTCGATTCGGACACGTTCCGAAGATCCAGACCGAATGACGAATGTCGGTTCAACCGCCGAAAAGTTTCCGCTGATGCCGTAGAAACCGTTTGTCTGATCGACGAACAACCCGATCCGACGTTGATTGGTTCCATCGGCAATCAACACGCCGACACCTTCAGCACCGGATGTGGATTGGCTGTAGAACTTTGGGGTAAACGTAGCACCAGTTCCGTCGGTGAGAGTGAATGCGTTTGTTCCGCCAACCAACAACCGCCCGCTCGCGTCGAGCGTCGCAGCAAGTCCGCCATTCGTATTGAAACGAAGAATCTGACCTTCAAGCGTCAACGGTATCAACGCGGTGTTGGTTCCATTTACCGCCTGAAGACGACAGTAGTCCGTTGCGTTCAGATACGGATGAACCCGAAGCCATCCACTTGCAGCACGGAAACGTCCGCATTCAGCAGCATCGGCAACGAGAGAATCAAACCTGACACTCGGCGTAACCCCCACGCCCAGCCCCGTGCTGTTGAGGGTCATTCGGGTGCCGCCTGCGCCGTCGCTCCAAGTAAACACTCCGAGCGGTGCAATGCGGTATTGCTCAACCGAATCGACCTGAAAGATATGTGCGCCAGACCCAGAACCAAGTGCATTGAACACCGATCCAGCTTCGTTTACACCAGCAACCAACGCCGTAGCTATCGTCAAACCACGACCATTTACGTTTCCGAATCTGGCTTGGGTCGAGTTGATCGTTCCAGAAACATCCAACGTCTGTTGCGGTGTAGCCGTCCCAATACCCACCCGATTGTTCGCGCTGTCCACCTTCAACGTGCTGGTATCCACCGTCAGATCGCCGGTGATCGTGGCGGTACCAGGGACCACGATGTTGTTACCACTCGGCCCAACAGCCGTGTACAACTCCGTGAAGTTGCTGTTCGTATACTGAAACGCCGTACGCAACGGCGTCCCAGTCCCGTCATTCGGTGCCGCCCCAACATTGATCGTTTGCTGTGCCATAATCGTTAGTACTGAGTTTGATCTGCTGTAATACCAGTGAAATCAACCGTGATTCCGGTGATGTCAGCGGTCAAAGGAAAGCCACCGGCTCCACCAGTAGCTTCAGAAATCCGATTCAAAAGAGCCAACTCAATCAAATCCATCTCCCACGGCGAACGACAACCACTCGCAGATACCTCCGCAATAAGCTGCGCCGTCTCATTACATGTCAATGGAATGCCTTCAGCCATAGTCTCTCAATTTCAGACAATGAACCACGCAGTCCCGTTGCTCACAAACCTCACATACGCCCATTGAGTCGTAAGCACATTCGTCGCCGCACCGTCAATCGTCTCCGCCCCAAAAGGATCGACAGTCACGTTGTTCGCCCCAGCGTTCACCCGCTTCACAACGAAAACACGACCAACAGCAGTCGCAGCCGGAGGCAAAGAAATCGTCACAGCACCAGCAGTCGAGTTGGCCAAAATAACCGAATCAGTCGAGACAATCGCCCCAGACGCAGAAACCGAACGAGTCACACTGTACGAAGCAGCATTGGCCGCCGCAGTACCCGTCCCATCAGCAATCCGATTGAGCAACGCCAACTTGGCCATCTCCCGCTCCCACGGCGAACGACAACCAAGCGGACCAACCTCGCTCAACAACGTCGCTGTCTCTGCACAAGTAATGTCTGACATACGATTATTACATCATCGGTCCAGCACCACGCCGCATCACCTCGGCAACAAACCCCTCGCGCTCTCCGCCCTCCTCCATCTCCCCCTCCTCCTCGTATTCCCGCTCGGCCATCTTCTTGCCCTTGGATCCCCTCTTCTCGTACCCAGGGATGGCCACCCCATCCACCTCAATCAACTCCGCCTTGCCACCCTTCCCAAGAATGATCGTGGCCATCGTCTGAAACGCTTCGCCCTCCTTCAGATTCTCAGGAACCTCAACCCCCTCCGGCAACATGAACTTCGGCATACAAAAGAGACTCATCCCATCATCAACAATGTCAACGAAAAACCCCCGGCCAGACTTTTCATCGTCCAACCGGGGGCCAGCAGCACTTTGCCGCTTTCCCAAGAGTCCAAACTAACAGAACACCCACGCCCAATCTGGCCCACTCACCAACCACCGTCAAAAAGAAAATGCCGTGAGGATTTCTCTCCCCACGGCACAATCGCTATCTACTCGAAATTACGAGCAGATGATCTGTGTGAGCGCACCAGTGCAACGACGGAAGATGATCGTCATGCCCTGGTTCGTGAAGATCGGCTCCGGCGCATGAATGAACTCAGCATAATGCTGACCCTTCTTCTCCAGCGGATCAGCACAATCCACATCGAGCTTGTAAGCACCAGTCACCCACTGCCACTCACCCATGTAGTTGGTCGGCATCCAGCTCAGATCGCCAACCCGATTCACCGGGCGAACAATGTGAGACTTGAACACATACGGAGTCACCACAAACGCAGCCTCGTACGGAGCAGACACCCACGAAGGATTCACACTGAACACAGTACCCTTCGTGCCACTGGTGCTGGTGAACGGCTGCACCAACGTGTACTTGCCACCACCATAGGTAAACCGAGGCGGGAACAGATTCGGCACATGACGGAAGTTCTTGATCACACGGTTCGCACCAATGCGCTTCAGCAACTCCGCACCAGTCCCACTGCCCATGTCCGCATAACGCAGATCATCACGGAACGCAGGATTGTTCTGGGCAATCCGCTGAGACGCCTCCAAACCAATGTACAACGGGAACACCGGACCATCGCTCGAATAGCTGATGAAACCACTCGAATCAGGATTCGTCGCACCATTGCGGATCAACGTGGCAGCAGCCACATCCAACATCTCCTGCGTCAACTCACTCGTCGCCTGATTCAGAGCCTGACCAACCGATCCAGTCTGAATCCACGGCAACTCGTTCACACCAGACGGAATCGTCTCAACCTGAGTGAAAGACGAGTCGGCCACAGCCTTGATCGCGAACTTCGCGAACATATTCTGATACCGAGTCTCCCACGAACGCTGAGCGCGAATCGACAGCTTCTCCAAATACACACGCAGAAACGCCTCAACACGATGATCAAAAGTCAGATCATCCTTACACAGCAACGGACCCTTCAGCGCAAAACGCTCAGGAGACCAAGTCACCGCATTGTAACCCACAGGAACACTGTTGTAGGTCACATCGCAAGCACCACCGTTGTCACCAGGGTTGCCAGTAGCCAACGTGATCGCACTCCACTCCTCAGCCGCAGTCGGCTCAATCGAAGTGGTCGTGAAACTGGTCTGAGTCAAACCAGTACCCTGCGGATACTCACCACGCTCAATCATGTTGAGCCACATCGAGCGGTACGAAGCCCGCTTGTACACATCCTGCGCCAGCGACTCAGTCGCCACCGCAAAAGCGTTAAAGACATTAGGACAAGCCATAATCCAAAAAAGTAAACCGACATTAACCAACTCTAGAAGAAGGCCAACGATCCACTCATGTGGATCGATCCCTCAGCACGGACGTCACTTCCGCTTAGACAATCGGATGCACGACCACCACATCCATCGCTTAAGGTCGAACGCTTGCTACCACCACTTCAAGAGATGTAAAGCCAAAAATACCAAAAATTTTTGAGGGGGGTATCGTAAACGAACCCCACCCCAAAAGGGGCCGCCACCCTCTATTCATAAACAGCGATTTATCTACAGTAAAACAATCCTTTTTTGCTATTCTATTTGTTTTTCATCTGTCACAGTAATCACTTTGTCCGGCAAAGCGTTTAACAGATTAATTGACACAGTAGCGTTTTCGCTTTGATCGTTCCAACCGAAAACGAGAGCCGATCGTTTTGCTAGTGACGATAAAACTTGCTCTCTCGTACTTTCTTCTCGAATGTCAGTAATGTCATATTTGTCGACTCTTTCTAGTGTGGATACGGCGTCTGTTGCTAAACGGTTTCTCATTACTTTTGATAGTTCTTCTATTGGTATTGTTTCTTTTGAAGAAACTATGTTTCTCATTTCCTTGCGAAACTTCGTCCAGTCTTCGCGACTTGCTCGACTCATTAAAGTCGACTGATTTAGTCCAGTTTCGTCGGAGATTGCCTTCCACGATTTGTTCGCCAGATAGAGCCGCTTCGCGGTTTCCCATGCCTTGCTTTTCACGCCAAGTACCTTGCGTCCCAAGGTATCCGTCCGCAAGCCTCGTTTCTGCGGCTCCGTTTCCCTTGGCGGCTCCGCTTCGCTCCCATCCCCAGTTTTCCCGTCAATCGCCGTTTTCCCCAACAAATCCGGCCCTTTTCCCCATCCTGAAAAAAACTTCGAAAAAACTCTAGACAGGATTCCAAGCATGACCTAGCCTGTCGTCGCCATGAAAAACGAATCCATCACTCCAAAAGAAGCGCAGCAAATCCTTGTCGCAATCGGCTTGTCCGTCGCGACGAAAACTTGTCCCACCGTCGAAGTCGCCGACGTTGAAGCCGCCTGTCATTTCATCGAATCC